GTGCATTCGACCTTTGCCTTCAATCGCTCGAAGCAACTTCGGTGGCAACTTGCCAGGCACAGCGTTCTTCAAACATGAGCACAGCACAACAGGGATGATCGGCAGGTCAGAGACCTGCTTCTTGGCTGAGGCCATTACTTAGCCTTGCCGAATGCTTCTGCGATTTCCTCTTTGGTGAGAACACCATCAGATGACCAAGCACGGAGGAGGGCTTCGGTGACTTTGGCTGCTGCAACGATGCCAGCGATTGCTGCTGCTTTCCAAAGTTCTACGTCGAGGACTGCACCACCGGCAACAGCAGCCAAAGCTGATGAGCCGAATACTGCAACGATACGAAGGATGAGGGTCTTGAGGGTTTCCATTAGTTGTTGTCCTTATTGGTGTATGCGCCGATGAAGTGCAGAACGAGAGCTGCTGCGGTGAGCCAGATCACGATCTGTTGCAACGTGCCAGACAGGGTCAGGATCGTGGTGACTGATGCTGCGATTGTCCATATCAACGCATGGAACTCACCCCAAAACTTCATCACCGAATCCTTCTTGCTGGTGCAGGGGCTACCGTCAAGAATACAGCACTTACAGCAATCAGCGCACGACGAGTGCTAACAGGCACAGTCGAGTTGAGTGGAACATAGTTGTCAGCGAAACCTTGGAAGATGTTCAGCACCGACTCGAATGCTTTGCGCACAGAGTTAGGTGCTTCCTGTACCGCCTCGACTACCGCTTCGGCTTCGTCGGGGCTGAGTTCGGTTGGGGCGATTTCGTTGAAGAGTTGTTCGGCTTGGTCGGTGGTGATGTTGGCGAGTACGGCTGGCGATGTGATGAGAAGGGTGGCTTGGCTGGTGTCTAGGTCTTTGGAGAGGACTGTATCTACGATGGCTTCTATGGCCTCTGTGGACGCTTCTGAGAGGGCTTCTAGGGTGTTTAGTAGTTCTGTTTGGGTAAGCGGTTCAGGCTCATCTGTGGAGGCTTGTAGCGTTGTGGTCACATCTGGTTGAGTTGTGGTCACAGGAGGGACAGTTGATGTCGTCGTTGGTGGAGTTGTTGAAGTTGATGTGGTTGTTTCTAACGGAAGCGGGAGCGTTGTGGTGGGGATTGGTTCTGGTTCCGTTGTGGTGGTTGTCGTTGTTTCAGGAACAGTAGAGGTCGTCACCGGTGGGACATAGACCGTCGTTGTTGTTGTTGGGGCTACAGTCGTTGACGTACTTGTAGTCGTCGAGCTAGTTGAGGTATCCGTTGAAACTGTTTCTGGGATTGTTGTTGTTGTTTGTGGTGGTTCCGTTGTGGTTGATGGGGCGACTGTTTGAAGAGTCGTAGTAGTTGGGTTGGTGACAGGGACAGTCGTTGACGGGACAGTAGTAGTAGAGGTCGTCGTCGTAGTTGTGGATGAGGTTGTAGATACCCATTCCCCCAAGCCTAATGTCAGCCCTGTAATCGTGAGGTTGCCTGGTTGACAGCATGAGTCAGTCGAGTACTGCTGGAATGCAAAGATGTCACCAGCCTGAACCTGAATCAACCCTGATCCGGTGGCGTTGTTCTGATTCGTCAACTGTGTGATGACCCCGTTGAGAATGATTTGTGGTGGGTCATACCAAGAACCATCGTTCGTCTGATACGACCATTGGAAACCAATCTGGTTAGTGCCTTCAGGAATCGTGGCCTGCATCCGAACATAATGAGACTGACCAGCACACGTCCCACCATCAGCACCCGTCAGCCTAAACCCACCCTCAACCGGCACAACCCCACCACCCTCAGCAGCGAGACAAGACTTAGAGAACTCCCACACACCCAACCCGTCAGCCTCAGCCGACGATGCTGTAACTAGGAAACCAAAAAATGCAGGGATGAAAACTAGATAGCGGGAGACTCGACCCAAACTTGATTTGCTTCGTCCCACAGATATTGTTTCCCATCCGCAGGGTATTCAATCGGTGCTTGCCAATCATAGTTTGAGTCCAATGACCAAGAAGGAAACGGTTTAGGAACAACAAACACATCAGCAATTTCATTGTAAGTAAAACCAATACCTGCGTACTGTTTGCGAATGTTGTTGTTATACGAAGTACGAATACAAGTTTGCCCACGAAAGTTGCCGTACCATTCTTCAGGTATCAAACCATCGATTAGTTCAGTTTCATCTTTGCCAACAATCACTTCGGTAACAATGTTGTTCTCGTCAAGAAAAGCGTAATGAGCCATCAGGGAGTCACCGATCCTGTACCAACTGTGAAAGTGTAAACACGATACCCAGCACGACTAACTGTGCTAACTGAATAAGTAAGTCCACCACCTATTGAAGTCAAAGCAGGTGATGAATCTGGATAAGCAATAATCACAACGCCTGACCCACCATTACCACCAGCACCGCCAGTACCACCTGAACCACCACCACCGCCACCAGTATTTCCTGTTCCAGCAACGCCACTACCAGTTGTTGAAGCACCACCAGCACCACCACCGCCAGCACCGCCAGCACCATCATTACCTGCACCACCACCACCAGAACGAGTGACCGAACTACCAGTAATTGAGGATGCTGATCCTGCACCGCCTGCACCGCCAGTACCAGAAACACCGTTAGCACCTACTGCTGATGCACCGCCACCACCACCACCACCTTGAAAGATTCCACCTGCACCGTTACCACCATTATTTCCTTGTGAAGGTGAAGTACTTGGTGTGTTACCAGCACCGCCAGTAGAAATACGGTTACCACCACCACCACCCGAACCACCGCTCAAACCATTAGTTGACTGCTGACCGCCACCACCACCACCAGCACTTGTAATAGAACTGAGAACAGAGTTATTTCCGGTTGTACCAGGGTTGTTTGTTCCTGATCCAGCACCAGCACCGCCACCGCCAACTGTGACAAGAAAACTTGATCCACTAACTAATTCGATTGTGTCACTTCGATATCCGCCAGCACCACCACCACCGTTAAAAGAACCACCGCCACCGCCACCAGCGACAACTAGATATTCAGCAATTATTCCCGCACCCGCACCCACTCCAGCCAAGATTTGCATGGCGTTATGCGCTTACGTTGCCGACCATCACCCAAGCGTCGGTATCCCACTTGAGTACGGTACAGACTGCGTATTGAGTTGTGAGTTTTAGTTTGGTTCCAGCAGAACGAATGACAGCTGTACCACCCGCAGCAAAAGTTGCTGTTCCTGTACCAAGCAACATGAAGTTCAACTGGTCACCGATAGCAAATGCGGTTGTTGCATTCGCAGGGATAGTGATGGTTTGTGCTGCTGCGTTATTCAACGTCGTTAACTGTCCGACTTGAGCGGTGCCAGGTGTGTACGCGGTTCCAGTCTGAGCGTTGACTGTTATCAGCGCATTAGCAAGGATGTTCATGTTGTTACTGGTGAGGGTATCCCCAGGTGAAAATGTTGGACGAACTGCCATAGTGTCTCCTACTCTAGCCGATGATTAGTTTACGCTAAACCCTTAGTCTCATCATCCAACTCATCGGTGTCAAGGATGAAGTAGGTGTAGATACGTGCAGGGTTGGTGTACAGGGTGACGATGTGACGGTCTGGGGTGATGTCATGGGAGATGCCTTCGAGTGCCATGATTTGTGTGATTGATGATGGGGTTGATGGGGCTGGGAATGTTTTGGTGACCGATACTTGTGAGCCGATGTCAAGGTTGCCGATGATGGTTCGCTGTGCATCGGTAAGGCCATTCATGATGATTTGGATGTTGCCAAACCAGAACGCCGGAACCTTACGAATCAGGTAACCGGCAAGGTCACCTGCATCGTCCAAGGTTTCAAGGAGGGTGATAACGAGCGGGGTTTCTTGTACACCGAACTCAGCTACCGATTCGGCTGCTACCGCCTGGGCATACTCAATGGTTGGTTGCAGGTTTTCTGCGGTTGGAATCGGTGGGGCGATAGCGACGTTAACTGTGTTCACTACTGATTGTGATGAGACAGAGAAGTCGTTGGGTCGTGCAGCGTTTTCTTTAGCGAAATAATCTAGTAGTTCTGCGTTCAAATCAGAAAACAGATAACTGAAATCAACACCTTCAAAACTCATCATTGACATATCAGTTGTTCACAATCTCAAACGACGAGTATGGGATAGCGGTGCCAGCAGCATCGGACAGCACAGCATCCAAATCTTGTAGTTCACCTAAAAGGCGACGGTCAAAAGCAAACGTGCCGTCAGCCTTCATAAAGATTCTTCCCTGCTCAGAGTTGTTTACCCGCATCAAATAATCCAACACAGAAGACGAAGCATCGATAGGGGCGTTACCTAAGTTTGCTACACCTACCTCAAGGTCACGTTGCCCAGGTCGAGTAAACAAACTTTCGTTATCAAGAACAGCTGCGATCCGTTGATCTGACCGTTGAGGCGTTACTGCAATCACACCAACTTTACGATTATTTAACGTGAACAAAGCATCAGAACAGTTCACCGTCACCAAAGACCTATTCGGGTTCTCGATTGACTGACTGTATTGCGTGATGACTCCAGTAAACAAATACACCCCATCACGGCTAATACGCACAGCAGAGTTCAACTCAAACCCCAAACGATCCTTCGTCGCATTCCAATATGGCGAACCAGTATTAACCAGGCTGAACCTGTAATCCGAATCCTCAATCTGTATCACCGCAGTCGCAGCTTGACCGGTAGGGTCACGGAACCTGTTCTGCCTGCCACGATTGATAGATACCTGCTTCACGTAAGCAGTCACATCCTGAAAATCTGTGGTTCCGTCCAACACATACACCGTTCCGTCAAGCACACCAGCCAATGCCGAATCCAAAACAAACGCATTCGTTGTTGAACCAAAATCCAACTCAACCGTATAAGTCCCGCAGTTAGGGATAGCGACAGACATTCCAACCCCTACTTAGTCGTCACAGGAATCTTGCCAACAGAACGGTTGTATTGCTGTAAAGCCTCAACAATTTTGTTTGGCAAACCCTGCTCAGCAATCGCAGAGTTGATAATGATGTTCACAGTCTGACCACCCAAACCATTCAAATCTTTCAACGGGATCACCAGCTCTGGCCCGGCCTCACCAATGAGAGCTGCCATAGGATTTTTTACCAACCCACCCTTAGCCATCGCAACCAAAGTCCCAGCCTGCCAATCAGCAAACAACTTAGGGAACTTCTTTTTTGAGTCAGCAACAGGAGTCGGCGATTTCAATGTTTCACTATTTGGATGCAACGCTTTAACAGCATCCATGAACGAACCAAACTTTACGCCCTTAGATGGTGGAGGCAACAAAGCCTCAAACGGGTTAGGTTGACTACCAAGTGTTGCAAAATACTTAGTAATTAAATCAATCGTTTCCTGCAACGAATCATTGAAATCATCTTGAGCATCTGACGTGTTTGAAACCGCAGTTTCCCAATCCTCATAAGCAGACACCTGTTCAAGAATCGCATCCTGCACCATTGCCAACGCATCGTCATAAAGAATCGAACCAACCGTTGCACCATAAATCGTGTCATTCAACAAACTTTGCTGGGTGTTCAACTCCCTAGTTGAATCAATTTGGGAATCAATCGAATCCGCAACCGACAACTTCGCCTCAGCCAAATCCAACTCTGCTCGACGAATATCCATAGCCGAAGACTCAGGGTCTTTACGAACCTTAATAAGATTCGCCTCAGCATCAGCAACCGAATAAATCGCCTCCTCAACCGCAGCATTCGCACGTTGCTGACCACGCAACGCACGATCAACCTCAACCTGTGCAGCCTTAGCCTCAGCCGAACCAGCACCAAAGCCACGCTCAATCTGAGCCAACTTCGCCTTAGCAGCAGCCAACCTATCGTTCGCACCAGTCAACGACAGAAGCGACTTATCCTCAGCCTTCCTAGCCTTATTCAACCGATCCTGCGACACCGTAGTTTTGTCTATCTGTTTTCCATATTCTTTCAATATGTCTGTAGAGTCTTTTAGTGTTTTAGTGACCTTGCCCAAACCTTTATCATCATCAACCAGTTCTTCAATAGAACCTTTCAAACCTTGTTGCGCTCGAATGGCTGACGGAACACCACGCACCGCATAGTTATTGACACCAGTTAACAAACCATCAAAAGTTGCTGTCAAATCTCCAACATCAATTACTTGTTTGAAAACTTGTTTTATGTCATCAGCAGCACCACCAAAGTCAAGTTTCATCGCTCTGAACTGCGCACGTAAAGCATAGAATGATGACGCAGCGACATTGGTTATTACGGCAAAAGCGACAGCAATAACTTTTGCGGTTTTAATTATTGCTGTACCAGCACCACCAGATTCAAACACCAACTGCTGAAGTCCCGCAACTAAACCTTGTTCGCCGATAACTGTGGTGACTCGTTGAATCGCTGGAGCAACATTGTCCACCAAAAACTTTGAGAGTTTTTGCAGATACGGCAACAATGCTGCACCGATGGTTTCCAGAATTTCACCGAACTGTCCAGACAGAATCTTCAACTGTCCACCGAAAGTGTTCGCAGCAGCTTCGGCTGCACCACCGAACTGGTCATTCAATAGGTCAACAACTTTTCCAAAGTCTTTGGATTTCTTGATGTTGTCGTCAAGCGGGATGCCGAGTTTTGATAACGCTGTGAACTGACCCTGGCTGGCCTTAGCCAATGCCAAGGAAACAGACGCAAGGTCTTTGCCTGTGGCAGCAGAAATATCTTGGGCAGTATTAAGCAGGTCTTGGGATTGGGTGAGGTCACCTGTTGCTCGAACTAACGTGCCAAGCGATGCACGAAGTTCCACGTCCGAAGTGCCGTATCGAAGTTGAGTGACCGAAATATATCGCTCAGCTGATTGAGTCAACGCCTCATTAGCACCAAAGGTTTTCTCCAGCTGACGTTGCAACTCTGCCTGTGAAGCCTGATCTTCCATCGCAGCCTTAACCGCTTTGGTCAGCCCAACAGCAATAGCACCGAAGGCAGCCGTAGCCCCAATCGCCAAAGCACCAAACAAAGGTGAGGTCTTAGAAACCTGATTCCCGAAACCTTTAATGTCACCGGATAGAAGTTTTAACCCAGCTTTGGCAGCAGCAGTATCAGAAATAAACTTAACAACGAACGTCCGCTCACCAGCCATGCGAAGATTCTACTCAATAACAGACAACCCATTCCGCAAAGCAACGAACTCATCAAGCATCGCAGAATACAAAGCCTTCCCTGTCAGACCATCCCAACGAGAAATATCTGTAGGCGCATTCCACCAAGCCTCATCCAACACCTCTGAACCAGCACGACGCTGACGAGGCTGACGCACCTGCTTCGAGCGAGGCGATACAGGATTGATGACAGGTTCAACATCTAACCTGAACGACGAATCCAGCAACACACCATGACCTTCATGGAACTCAAACGGCTGATCGGGTGCGTGTTGAGGTAGATAGAAAATACGTGCAGGGTCTTTAGTCTGAGGGTCACCAACCAACCCGATACGGTCATGCAACTCAGCCCACACCACCCGCCACAACGAAGCAGGCACCTTCTCCGCTAACGGCAAAACAAGGTGATAGTGAGGATCATCTAAACGATGCGAATAGGTGGAATATGCAAACCATTCCAACCCGTCAAGACGTGCATTGTCAAACGCTTCACCGTCCATGTCCACAACCAACGCCTCAACAAACCTGACATTACGGTTGCCTCTAGTGGTACCAGCGTCATACTCAACCGGAGACCACAACGCACCCGCAGCCTTAACAGCGTTCTCCTCATGGAACGACAACATCTCTTTGAGTTGTTCCCAAGACGAAGCCAACGGCTTCGGATAAATAGACTTCACATTCTTGAACAGAACTGCCATGACCCCTCCTCCTAGAAGGGTACAGGAAACTCAGCCGAAGTCAAGAATCTTTTAGGGTATTCAAAACCTTCTGAATAGCGTCCAGATATTGCTTGGCGATATTCTCCTTTTCCTTACGGACAGTAGGCCAAAAGAAATACGCCGAACGCCCACGATGGCGCAAGAACTGTTTAGTCCTAGGTCGAGCCTGACCACCGAACTCAGCACCAAAGAACACATCACCCCTGGTCACCTTGCGTTTGCGCTTACGGTTCGGGTTAGATGCGGAAACAAAACCAGACTTGTGATCTAACTTCACCGTAGGGATACGGTCGCTCCTAGCCCGCATACCCTTCATCACTTCAGTAGCCTGACGATTACGAGTGACAGTCCCAGCCTCAACCTTGGCCTTATCCACCAACAACTGTGCGACTACCTGAGCAGATTTACGCATCTCAACATCAAAGCGTTTATCAGCCTTTGAAGCATCACGCAGAAACTCATAAATACCTTGTATCTGAATCGCATCATTACCACCTGTAATAGTGGCTTGACCTGCTCTACCGAAAACCGCCATACAGCAAGACTACTTGTTTAGGTGAATTGCTCTCCAACGCAAATAAGCAAACATCGTGAACAACATTCGAGGGTCTTCTGCCAGCAACACCGATGGTGCGATACCTGTCTCAACAGACAGGTAAGCCATCATCCAATGGGCTGACTTATCTCCAAAGGGGCGATCACAGCGTCAGCTTGGTTGCCCAACTCCAATGATTCAATCTCGTTAATCCACGAATCAAAATCTAAACCTGTGCGCTTCGTGCGATGTTCAGAATGCCAAGCCAAGAAACCTAAATCGGTCAGAGTTAGTTCGGCCTCAAACTTTGCAACGCTCTTATTGAACTTCTGTTCAAAGGCGATGAAGTCTGGGAACGCAGCAATAATTGTGCGTTTCTTCTGATCCAATGACGACGTTACTTCTAACGCTATTTTCATTTTTCCTCCGCAGGGTTAAGGGTTACTTAGAAAAGTTATGCGCCAGTACCGGTCTTAGTTACAGCACCGTCGATTGGGTAGGTGATGCTCGCTGTAGCGAGGTCGCCCACCGCCCCAGATACGGGTGTCCAAGTTAACGGGAGTGCCTGAAACGCATACTGCGGATTGCTAGAAGTAGCAGAACCAGTTCCGTTTGGCTTAACTGTCATCGGTACAGAAGTGCCAGCAGCCCAAGCATCGTAGAACAACTTCTCAATCGTTGGGTAATCCTGATGCAACTCAAGTGTGATTGAGTTGTCTTGAAGACCTGCGATGCGAGTTACTGCACCAGATGAACCGAATGAAGTTGTAGCAACTTCAGCCTTTGACAGGTTCAGCGTTACTGATGCGACATACGAGGTGATGTCTGTGTTCGCCGTGCCGAAGGTGACCGCTACGTTTGTGAGAACTTGCTTTGCCATATTTGATACTCCTGCCTCACGGCACTCGAAGATTAACTAATGAAACTATACACGCCAGCAGGATTGCGTATCAACTAAGCGTACACCACCACACGGAAGTCAACCATCAGATATGTCGCATCGTTGCCATCCATCGTCGAGATATTCGAGGCAGACTCAACCAACAGATTTGACACAACCCCACCCAAAGACCGGTCAGCCTCCAACGCTGCACGAACCGAAGTCGCACCCTCATAGGACAAGTACCCATCCAATGCAGTCTGAGCTGTGCGTTCCGCAGACCTACCCACGCACACAGACACCACGAAGATATGGGTGACTAACCCACCACGCATCGCCCCGTTGTAGGTGATTGATTCCAACATAGGCCAAGCGAACGGAGCATTGATATTGTCCGGTTGCTGAGCGTAAGCCCGTAAGCCTGGGATCGTGGCTAAGGCGTTGGAGATACCTGTCTTGATTTCTGTGACTGAGTAACTCATGCAAATATCCGCATACGACGATACGGCTCGACTAGCTGAGCCATATCAGGGTCAAGGAAGCGAGACACACGAATCGCACCCAAGTCACCGAAGCCTGCCACACCGAGCGGAGAGTCGTAGCGTTTGAAGATGCGTGAAGCCTGAATGATTGTGGCTTGTGTGATTGGCTCAGGTACCGAAGGCCAACCGAAGATGGCGGTCACTTGAACCAAAGCCTGCTCACCATAGTTTGCATTCACCGTTGGGAAGAGGTAGTCGCCAACTGCACGAATCTTGTCGTAACTCCATGTCAGCCCGTCAAGGTTGCCGTTCAACGGTTCCAACTGATAGTCAGATACTTTCCATGTCAAGTCAAAAGTTCCGTCAGCCTGAGTAGAACTTCTCAATGTCAACGCTGTTCCAGCGATGTCATCAATGGAACAGTAGAAGGAATCTTCCGCTTGGAAGACCCGTGCCTCTGCTGTGCCTGACTGCCAGAAGCGACGGTTGCAATAACCATCAATAAGGCGTGACGCTGCGCCAACACAGTTATCAATCAAGTCGTCATCAAGGGTGTCAGCCGTTCCGATGCGGAGAGCTGCTTTGACCTGGTTGCGTGTGGCGTATCCATTGGTGATCGTCATGGTGTTCCGATTCTAGTTGATTGACGCAGCACCACGATACTGAACACCCTCAAGTGAATAGTTCACAAACGGGTTGAGTGAATACACCTGACATGAGTACACATCCCACAACCGTTGCTTCATCGCTCGAAGGTGCATCTCATACAAAGCCCAATGCGAATCACCAGGCACATACCCATCCACCCTGTCACGACCACCAAGCGAACCACAATCAGCCCCAACCAACACAATGAACTTCGCCCCCATGTGCGCTGCCAAGTGCATAGCCCCATGAATGCTTGATGACCCGATAGTCAACTGACCTGACAACACAGGCCAATCTTTTCCATGCGGATCAAACGATGTTCCTGGTCTTCCGGTACGAGTACCGAACGTGGTGATATTCGGCATAAACCCACCGAACGACGCATCAGTTCCGTGTTCCCTCTCAGGAGTAAAGACACCGATGCAGTCCTCACGCACCGCCTCATGCTTTGAGTCTTCGTGATAATGGCTGAAACAGTAGTAACCCTTCAGCCCGAATACCGAGCCAACGAAGTTAACTGCGATGGTTATCTTGTCGTCAAAGAAGTCTGGTGTCAGATAGTCGAGTGTTGCTCCTGATCCGAGAACATAGATGGTCTCGCCTTCATGGAGATTCTCGTAGTCGTCCATCGGGTCGTATTCTCTTAGTCCCATCCGAGTTCCCTTCGTCGTGTTAAGTCCCAATGTCCGGCATCGGGTAAACCTGACTGCCATCGCAACGCATGAAGCGAAGCATTCGATGCAAAGCTCTTCCCGTTGCGTTCTTGTAACTCTGGTGCAGACTTAAGGGTAGACGAGTTATCGTGAATCACCCCAGCGTCAGAAGTCCAGAACTGCACGTTGACTCGCTTAGCCCGTTCCTCAAAATCGTTGTCCTCGAAGTAGGCGGGAACATAACACTCGCTGAACAACCCGACCTTGGCAATCACCTCAGACCCGATCCACGCACAACACCAACCAGGCTTCGCCTCAGTCAATGTCACCGAATCAGGTTTGCAATCGTTGTAGAAAACTTCCAACTGTCCAGGTTCAAAGTACGCATCCGAGTTCAGGATGATCCAACCGTCAGCATGAGGCGTTGCCTTAATGCCGAGGTTCCATGATGGGGCGACACCAAGGTTCGTAGGCATCGACCAGACGTGGTAGTTCTTGACATGGCGACGATCAATTACCCAAGGCCAGTCATGCAACGTGGACTGCCCACCATTGTCAATGACGATGAGTGTCTCCACCGGATAGTCGATGGATTGCAGGCAACGGTCTAGAAGGTCATATCTGTTTAGGACGGGGACGATGATGACTGGCACCATGCAGTCAGCTCCTTCATGATTGGCTTCCAGTAAGCGTCATAAACCTTGTCAGCCCGATACTGGTCAGCAAACTCCACAGCCTCAGCGCACACGCCTCTAGGAGCCTCGTAGGCCTCAATCAGGGCATCCACGATGGACGGTACCTGAGGGGTGCAGAACCAAGACTTCTGATGGCTATCCCAGAACGGTTGAATCGCAACAGCTGACCCAACGCCAACCAACTCAGGTTGAGCCGTGTAGTCAGAAACGATAACTCTGGTACCGCAGGCCTGAGCCTCGATGACAGGGATACCGAAACCCTCACCCATTGAGCAAGCCAGCAGCACATCCGAAGCGGTGTACAAAGCAGCCAAAGCCTGCTGAGGGAAACCAGTCCGATAGGCGTACGGATCAACAATCTTGTATTGCTCCTTCTTCACACCACACGCCTCCAGCAGATGAACAAGATTTATACCACCCATCGCACCATCACGCTCCGTGTGAAGATACAGCAAAGCATCAGGACGATCTTGAGCGAAGATAGCGAACGCCAGAATGTTCTCACCAAAGGACTTCCGTGAAGGGTTCTGACCTTTGTTTGCTGCATTCATCATGACAACAAACCTGTCCTCATCAACCTCCATGAGTTGTCTGCCTGTGAACTCACCACGACCATTAGCCAACTTCGGTGTAGGAACAAACACATCTTCAAACGCATGAGGCGCATACATCGCATCAACACCCGCATTCTGCAACATATCCAAACCAAACTTAGACATCGCAATCGGTTTCACATTCGGACGCTTACACCAAGCCAACACCTCAGACGGGCAAGGCGCATGATCAATAGGAACCCACGAAGCGATATTAGGAACCTGATCCAACGACGGGGACTTCAACACCCAAACATCAAACAACGTCATCAACATTGGAGGAATGTCACGATTACCGTTAGCCCAATCCATCCAATGCGCAACAAGCACATCATCTGAATATGGTGACATCCCTCGTGGATAAAGCTTTATCCCATTCCAAATAGAAGCCATGCCCTCAATGCCATACATCGCATGGATGGCTACTTCGTGTTTTTGTTTGATGAGCCTTTGGACGACTTGCGCTGTTTGGGTTCCGTATCCAGTTGGGGCGAACGGGGCGTTCGAGTACCAGAGGATTCGTAACGATTCGGCAGAGGAAGGTCTGCTTGCTCTGGCAAGTGCGCTGCTCCCCACCGGAGCAATATCTCTGCTTCCAGGTCTGGTAGTTCTACCGGAGTGTTTTTGATTATTACGAGCATTTCCCACCATTCTCTCCTTCGCAGGTCGCAGGGTATAAAAAGAAATGAGGGTAGGTCGCCCTGCGTGTTCGACCTACCCTCAAACTTACACCGATATT